GACGGCGATTGAAGCAGTGGACACAGAGCAAGCTTCGCTCGCTGCACGAACTCACGACGCCACAGACGGCGTGGTATCTTCAGCCACTCAAAGAGACGCCCTACTCAAGTTCATCCTTGCAGAACATGGCGTGTCGTTGCCCGACATGCGGGCAGACACGCTTGAGCGCCGCCTTACAGATGCAAGCCTGCCAGATGGGGTCCGTGAACTCATCGGCTTACGCCTTATGGCAAGCACAAGCTCTGTCAGCAAATTCAAACGGGTTATACGCTGCACAAGCTCAGATGGGTACTTACGGGGGGTTATCCAGTTTTCTGGGGCTGGGAGGACTGGGCGGGACGCTGGAAGACTTTTTCAACCCCAGAATTTATTAAGGCCCACGCTCGAAGCCGCTGAGATCGAGACAGGTATCGAGGCTATCAAGGCGGGCTGCGCGGATCTGGTGACGGACAACGTGATGGAACTGTGCGCGAACGCGATGCGCGGCGTCATCATCGCGCCGCCGGGCAAGAAGATCGTAGACGTTGACCTGTCGAACATCGAAGGGCGGCTACTGGCGTGGCTGGCGGGCGAAGAGTGGAAGCTACAGGCGTTCCGGGATTTCGATAAGGGCGAAGGTCCTGACCTTTACCTGGCCTCCTACGCGCGTTCGTTCGGCGTACCTATCGAACAGGCAAAGCGCCAGGTGGGCAAGGTGCTGGAACTGGCTATGGGCTTCGGCGGGGGCGTTGGTTCCTTCCTGACGTTCGCAGCTGTCTACGGTCTGAATCTTGAAGAGATGACCGCCGGCCTGTCGCTTGCGGATGACGTGGTTGCGGAAGCTAAAAACTTCTGGGAATGGTCAATCGAGACGAAGCGGTCTACGTATGGCCTGCCGCAGGAAGTGTTCATTGCCTGCGACTCGCTCAAGCGCTTGTGGCGCCGCGCGCATCCGAAGACGGAAGCCATGTGGAAGAGCGACGAGAACGCGTTCCGCGATGCTGTGACGAACGAGGATGAAGAGTTCATCTCCGGTCGTTGCCGGTTCGTCCGGAAGGGCAACTGGCTGCGCGCGATCCTGCCTAGCGGGCGTTCGGTGTCATATCCCGCGCCTCGCGTAGAAGACAAACTGTCTTACATGGGCTTGAATCAGTATTCGCGGAAGTGGCAAAGGCTGTCAACCTATGGCGGAAAGTTGACGGAAAATCGCACGCAAGCCGTTGCGCGCGACGTGTTCAAGTCCTGCTATCCGCGCGTGATAGAGGCCGGTTACTCTATCCGTCTTCCGATTCACGATGAACTGATCTGCTACGCGCCGGACGGCCTGCTGTACGGCCCCGACCACCTGGCGGGACTCATGGCGCAGACGCCTTCATGGGCGTCCGGATTGCCGCTCGCCGCTGCCGGTTTCGAAGCGTATCGATACCGAAAAGACTAGTTGCATTTTCGTTTTGCAATTGCTATAGTTCGTTCAACAACACAGGAGAACGACATGAAAAAGGCGCTCGGATACGCGATGTACGCAGGCTTGGCAATTAACACGGCAGGGTTTGTTGGCGTGTTTGCCGTCCTCATGTTCAAAACTTTCGGATTCTAAAGCCATGTTTTCACGAGACGCAAAACACTACCGCCCAACGCCCCGCACGACTCAGCAGGCGTTCGGCGCGTACCACAACTTCTACACGACCAACACGCCGAAGAAGCACGAACGGCTGGTTGCGCTTGTCGGCGTGCTGTTTGTCGGCGTGGTTCTCGGTTTGCTGTTTGGGTGGAGGGGATAATGCATCTTTTTCCCGAAGAGTTGGCGATAAAGAATCTTCAGAACAACCGTGACGGATGGGGCGAAGAACCGCCCGCTAGTAAAGAGCCAGATATGCGCTTCGTCCGTGAGGAAGATTGGGTGGACGGCCCCGAGGATGAAGAAATTGACCCGTGAACGCGACATCGAAGCGTACTTCGTGAAGCGCGTGAAGGAAGCCGGCGGACTGTCGTTCAAGTTCGTCAGCCCCGGCGTGCGGGGCGTGCCTGACCGTATCGTGATCCTCAAAGGGTGCGTCAGCTTCGTGGAACTTAAAGCCCCTTTCCAGAATCTGCGCGCCGATCAACAGCGCATGCACGACAAACTGGATGCCGCCGGTGCGGATACGCATACGCTTCGCACCAAGGAGGCGGTTGACATGTATATCGACTATTTAAAGAGGTGGGCGGAATGAGCGGACTGTCAATTGTTATTCTGTGTTGGGGTATTGCGATTCTGTCTTTCGCTTGCGGATGGGGCCTGCGTCCGCGATGAAACTAAGACCGTATCAGGAAATCATTCGCGATTTTCTTCTCGAAAAGGAACGATGCAATGCCTTCGTCCCTATGGGCTTGGGGAAAACGGTATCGACCCTCAAAAGTATTGAGGCGTTACGTCTTGTTGAAGATTCACCGACTCTCGTTATTGCGCCATTGCGAGTTGCTCAATCGACGTGGCCCGATGAGGTTAAGAAATGGGGAATGGATCTACCCGTCACCCCGGTTGTCGGCAACGCGCAGCAAAGAGCGCAAGCCCTTAGGGAAGACGCGGCGATTTACACCACGAACTACGAAAACGTACCGTGGCTCGTAGACTGGTTTAAGTACAACCCTCGCCCCTGGCCGTTCAAGACCATCGTGGCGGACGAGGTAACGAAACTCAAAGGCTTCCGCACGCGCCAGGGTACGAAACGCGCCAAGGCGCTTGCGGAAGTCGCACACAAGAAGGTGGACAGATGGATAGGGCTGACCGGGACGCCTGCGCCGAATGGGCTGAAAGATCTATGGGGGCCGATGTGGTTCGCAGATGGGGGCCAGCGACTAGGAAAGTCGTTTTCGGCTTTCTCTCAGAGATGGTTCCGCACGGGGTACGATGGGTTCGGCCTAGAACCGGTAGCACATGCTCAAGCCGAGATTCAGACACTTATCTCCGACATATGCTTATCGCTGGATGCGAAGGACTACTTCAATCTCTCCGAACCGATCCGCAACCGGATAGTTGTGGATCTGCCTTACAAGGCGCGGCAGATGTATCGGGATATGGAAAAGAAGATGTTCCTGGAACTGGAGGGGCATCTCGGGCCTACGGAAGTGGAAGCGCTGAACGCGGCCAGCAAGACGCAGAAGTGCCTACAACTGGCAAACGGCGCGATCTATACCGATGAACAACGCAACTGGCAGGAGGTGCACGATGCCAAGATTCAAGCCTTGGATGACATTGTTGAAGAAGCTAACGGGGCACCCGTACTGGTGGCGTATCACTTTAAACACGATCTGGCTCGCCTCGTGCGCGCTTTTCCTAGGGCTAGGACACTGGATTCTGACCCTTCTACTATTCGCGATTGGAATATGGGAAAGATACCCATACTATTCGCGCATCCTGCGTCAGCAGGACACGGATTGAACCTTCAGGACGGAGGGAACATTCTGGTCTTTTTCTCGGTGAACTGGAATCTCGAAGAGCATCAGCAGATCATTGAGCGCATCGGCCCGACCAGGCAGATGCAGGCAGGGCACGACAGGCCGGTATTCCTGCATTACATACTGGCAAACGATACAGTGGACTTTGACGTACTTGAGCGTCTTGAGAGCAAGAAGACGGTTCAGGAAATTCTGATGCAGGCTATGAAGAGGCGCAAATGAAAAAAGATGAAGTCAACTTCGACGTTCAACGTAACCAGATCGCGGAGTTGTACGCGCGAGTGACGCAACTCGAAAAGTTGATCCAGTACCCGAACACCTACCAGAGCGAGATGACGAAGTTAGCGAAGGATCGGTACACCGATTTAGCCGCCGCGCGCGAGGTGCACAAAACCACGGTGGCTAGCCATCCCAGCGACGCTAGCGCCTGCGATCCTGCCCGCACCATGCCGCCGCACATGGTCTACCAGCCGGAACACCTCTACGCGCCCCTGCGCAGCGATACGCGAGCCGTGATCGATCTGGCAGCGTTCGCGCGCCGCCTGATCGATATGCAGGACCTCGGCCACGCGGTGACGGAAGAGGTACGGGAACTTGCGAAACGGGCTTTGGGGTTGAAATGAAGCTCTACAGCACAACCGACATTGCGGCTTCAGTTCGCAAGGCGTATGAGACGTTCACGCATGTCGTACTGAGTCGCGGTTACACAATCCTGAAGCCTGTCTATTTCAAGACAGAAACGATTCAGGATCTGACGCCGCTCTACCAGTACGCAAGCTGGATACCCGCGTCCGCGCCGCAACTGAAGCGCTGGACGAACCTCGGAGGCGTACTGATCGAACAGGACACGCACCCGGCGGACGATTTCCCGAAGGCCGATGTAACGGTCATGGTTGAGGCACCGTATGATATGGACCGCCTGAAGAAGTGCAACTGGCGCAACAACGAGTATGGCGTGATTCCAAACCCCGTATCGTGGTCCACGCATGAGGAATGCATCGATCTGCGCTTCCCGACTTCGGAACTGCTACGCGAGATCTGGACGGTAGCTAACGGCCAACCGTTCACGAATCATGAACTGGCGACGGAAACCGGGATTCCGGTCAGCCAGTTGCAGTACATCAAGAATGCGCTCCACCCGGTCGAGCATTGGTACATACAGAAGCGCCTGGCGCCGGAGCGCGAAGAGATGCTGCCCGCATGGGAGTGGCTGGAGGCGGGCACAGTGCCGAAGTGGAAAATTATTGAATCCGGTCACAAATCGATGATTGAGGAGCTGGGGAAGTTCGGGTACATCAACCTGAAACGCTACCAGCATTACCCGGCTGAGGAGCCGGATTGGACAGTCGTAGACCGCAGGCGGCAACGCGCGCTTAGCGATCTTGCGTCTGTTCGATCGTTAGTGGAGTCACTTCCCGATCATCTCGCAACGTGATGACGGTCTGCCGTATCTCTTTAATCCGAGGGGCATTAGCATGATAGAGAGCATTCAATTCCGCGAGGGCGTTCTCAGTCTCGTTGTTTCCCTGCCGCGTAACCCCGCCTCCTGTGAGCGCGAGCGCAGCATCCAGTTTGACTTTGGCGAGGGCGGCGCTATCACCGAATTCCATCGTAGCGAGTTTATGTACTTCATTGATCCCGTCTACCCGGAAGGCTCGCACCAGATCCGCGACCTGGTTTTCAAATTGCTCGGTACTCATGCGCGAGTACGCAGGGTCAATCTTCACTGTTTCTATGGCGCCAGCGAAGGACTGGAGGGTGGCACTGCGACGGATGAAGATGTCAAGCTCGCGCGGGGTACAGTCTAGCGCGCAAGCGGCCAGGAAAATGTCCCCCTTGGCTTCTGTCAGTGCGGTCTTGATTGACTGTTCGGAAATCAGGCCGCTCTTTCGCGCTCTGCTGGTCATTTCTTGCCCTTTTTCTTTTCAGGCAAGCCCTTTACCGGTTTGCCGTGTTGCGCCTTGACGAATTCCTTGGCAACCTTCTTCGGGATACCGATGTTCGACTTCCCGGAAGCCGCAGCATGCATAGCCCGGTTTTGCGCTTTCGATTTCATTGGCATTTTCGATCACTCCAAAGTCACAACTGCATTTAGAGGCGTCATAACCGCATTGTCCACAATCTGCCATGACAAATCCTAATATGAAAGACCTACCCCATACCCCAAACGTTGAAGATCAGGCAACTGTTTTTTCAGTCTTCCTGCCCCTATGTCCGTCCTGTAAAAAGGTGAATTGGGGATCTTCACTTTTTTTAGGGCGCTGTATGCGCTGCGCCGAGCCCCTGTTATTGTCTCCCCAAGGCCTGTTGCTATCAGCACATAATCCCCCGCCGTCACCGGACCCGGAAGATCCACCACCTTCCCGTTAATCTCGCGCGGCGCGTCGCCAATCATGACTTCCGAGAAGTGAAGATGCTCCATATCTTCCGCATTGTAAATCGGTATGCCACAAAGTTCCTTGTTCGTTATTTTCGAGTAAGGAAAGTCGGGCAGCGCCATCAGGACGGAGATCGAGACTACATCGGTCTTCACCTTCAGCGTGTCGTGCCCGTTCACCAGATCGAGCATCCATTGGGCCTGATCGCCTTCGATCAACGCGGTAAGGTTGTGGCGGATAGGCCAGCCGTCACGCATCGTCCACTCCAACGGATAGGGGGTTCCATCGTGCGTTATCATGCAGTTCACATCAACGTAGCCGACGTACCCCACGCGATGGAGATGATCTGTAGCCGGCTTGAGTACCTGGTCAGCGAGTTTAGACTTCTTCACGACGCGCACAGTGGTGCCCATCTCGCCCGTATTCACGCCGAGATCGCCGTTCATCAGTTTCTTGTTCTCCCAGTTCTCAACCCATCCAGCTTTGGACCATCCAGCAGGCCCGAACCACCCGCCCACGGCCATCTCCATCCCGTCAATCTTCTCCTGGAGAATAAATCCGTCTTCTTTGGCCGATTTGACGTATTTCGGGACTGTTTTCCAGCGCTGAAGCATGTAGACCAGATCCGCCGCCGAGTTCGCAACATAGGACATTGCCCGCTCGCCGTCACCGGACGGCTTGCTGACAAACGCTTTACCCTGCTTTTTTACGTAGGCGATAGCTGAATCATAGTCGTGGAAC